CTAGCTGCGGGCCAGGCGCCTTGCTGTGAGCAGCAGCATACGGCGATCTTCCGCCGAGCAGGCGCGATAGAGCCGCATGAGCGCCAGTTCATCGCCAATTAAGGAGCCTGTCTCACCCGAGACGAGATAGCCGAGTGACGTGTTCAGGACCTTGGCGATGCGCTCCATATTCTCCCTGACCTGACCGGCACGGTCTGTCTCCCACTGGGCGATTGCCGATCTCGAAACGTTGAGCTTTGCGGCGAATTCATCTTGGGTCAGATTTGCTGCCAACCTGAGGGCACGGATACGAGCGCCGACTGTTTCGACTGGGGGTTGTTTTTTGCTTGCCATAACATTCGCTAACAGGAATTCATAGAAAACACTATGTTAGTTTGATTGACAAATAATGGTAGTTATGATATTGGAGGGCGATATTTACGAGTGGGGGTGGGATATGCCCAAGGCGCGCGTTTGGACAAAGCGGGCGGACGAGACAATTTGCGAGATGCGGGCTTCTGGTGAGACCTGGGCCAGCATTGGCCGCGTTTTGGGCTTGTCACGAAACACCGTAATTGAGCGGGGGCGCCGCCTTAGGGCTGAGGCGCCACCGCGAATTGCGGCCATCAACGATGCCGATGCTGTGTCGGATGATCCGAACCGTACGCCGCTGCGGGCGGGTCATCCGGTGACATGGGGTTTGTTAACGGATGAGCCGTATCCGGCGCATCATTGGGGCCCAAAAACTGACCGTTAGAGCGCGACGCGAACGCGCTTAACTCTATGATAAGACGCTGATTCTCGTTTTTTGGTTGCCGCGCTATGGGTGGTAACTTCAAACCATCAGGCTGTAGAGTGTTTTCCGATCAATCGGATGTTGCTCTAGGTTTCCAGATTCGCCGGCCGCCGGCGTCAACGCAACACTCATGAGGTTACCATGCAGGACCGCGAGATTGGGTATGTCAGGCCCGATGACGTTATTGCAGCGTTGGAATCGGCTGGCGCCACGCTGCTGGCCCTACCGCATAAGGGGTTCAATCCGGGACTCAGCCAAATTCGCCTTGATATCGTACAAAGCGCATTGGATGCCTACGGCTGGTCCGGCGCAGCGATCCGCTTGCCGGCGCCAGGCCCTGAAGAGATCGCGCGAATGGATGAGGTTTTGGGCTGGCTAAGCCTTATACCGGCCCGCAAATATGTGCTACGCCGGCTACTGGGCGCACGCGCGCTCGTGCATCCACTTACGGCGCGGTATTTGTATCCTTGGCGGCAACTGGCGAAGATGCTGCATACCGACCACAAAACAGTGCAACGCTGGCACAAAGATGGCATTGAGATTCTCGTTGCCGAGTTACAAAGAACAGGGAAAGCATAGAAAAATATTGATTATTTTAAAAATAAAAAATTCAAAAAAATTTTTTGAAGTTGACGATTTTTTTCTTGCCCACATTCCCCAATTTGTTATATGTCTTCAATCATCCTGAACAAATATAACGTACGCGTCGATCAATAATCGATATGGATGACGGTACAAAATTCTATGACTTTGCAAAATTGGTTGCCTCCGCCCATAGCCAGAGCCTCGCCCATCATCACGAAATTTTAATAAAAAGATTACAAGCCGTTGTTGACGGTGAATGTGATCGTTTGATGATTCATATGCCGCCAGGATCGGCAAAATCAACCTTTGGATCGACATTGTTTCCGGCGTTCTATTTGGGCCGTCATCCGACGGCTCGGCTTATTGCAACGTCGCATACCGCTTCGCTAGCGAGCTATTTCGGGCGTTCGGTAAGGAACACGTTAATTGAGTATGACGAAATACTGGGCGTCGGTATCGCAGCAGGCAGCCGTGGAGCGGCTGATTTTTCGACAAATTATGGCGGACAATATTTTGCGAGCGGGGTGCGGGGGCCGATAACAGGGCGTCGGGCGGATCTGATTTTGATTGATGATCCAATAAAATCCTGGGCTGAAGCGGAAAGCCTGGCGTCCCGGGATGCCCTTTATGATTGGTACCGGGCGGAACTAACGGCCCGGCTCAAGCCCAGGGGACGGATCGTGCTGATTATGACGCGCTGGCATGACGACGACCTCGCAGCGAGGATTGTCAGGACACAGAAACAGTGGAGCACGCTAAGCCTGCCGGCCCTTGCGGGGCCAAATGATGAGCATGGCAGGGCTGAAAACGAGGCTCTTTGGCCAGAATGGCAGACCAAGGAAGATCTGGACAGGATTCGCCGGGATGTTGGTGAAGTTGTTTTCGCGGCCATGTATCAGCAACAGCCGATAAAGACAGGCACGAAGACCTTCAAAATTGACAAGATAAAATTTCTTGATGCGCCGATCGACCCAATCAGAACTATCCGGGCTTGGGATTTCGCGTCCACGGAGGCGAATGGTACGAATGATCCGGATTATACGGTGGGGCTTAAGCTTGGAATCACATCCCAAAACCAGCTTGTGGTTTTGGATGTCGCAAGGTTTCGGGCAGGTTCAAACGAGGTTAATGAGCAACTACGCAACACCGCTAGACGAGATGGAGGCCAGACCATCATCGCCATTCCTCAAGATCCTGGCCAAGCAGGAGCGGCGCAGATTGCCTTTTTGACGAGGGATTTGGTTGGATACAAGGTCATCAGCTCAACCGAAACGGGGCCAAAGACGTTCCGGGCCCGGGCTGCCGCTGCGCAGATCGAGGCGGGCAATCTGGCCATCGTGCGAGCGGCCTGGAATGATGTTTTCCTCTCCGAGTTGAACATATTTCCAGGCGGTGGAAAGGATGATCAAGTCGATGCGCTCTCCAGAGCGGTAAATACCATTGCGACCTTGAATTCAGAACCTGCACGCCGGGTGAACGCGCCAATTTTCAGCCGATAGAGCGTCGCGGCGAAGCTGATAAGACAGCAAATTGTCAATCTATCGATTTGAGACGTTCAGTAGCGAAGACAGATATTTAACGTATCGAGAGAGAGATTTTTAGAAAATGTTCGACTCGATATGCGATTCAGTGCCATTCGCGCCTTATATGTCGTCCCGATACCGCGAGTTAGACATTCTGAAGCGGGTGCTGCTCGGGACGGTTTATGATAATCTTCCTTATCAGTTCCACGAAGAGCGAAACGGCGCAGGGGAATATATTCCGCTAAGGTTAAGGCGGCCATCGGTCCGTTACCGTCTCTGTAAGACGATTGTTGATGATTCAGTATCCTTATTGTTCAGTGACGGCCATTTTCCTGCCATCGATTGTCCCGAACAAAATCTCGCGGCCATACTTTCCGGTATAGTAACATCTATCCATCTCAAGGAGATTATGATTGATGCGGCGATACGCGGGTCGATTGGATCGGTAGCTATTTTACTGAGAATTCTTCAAGGAAGAGTATTTGTTAGCGTTCTGGAATCACTATATTTAACGCCTCATTGGGACGTACAAATTCCTGATGAGCTAGACTCGGTTATCGAGCGATATCCGGTGTCCGGTGCGGATCTGATATCCCAAGGCTACAAAAATATCGCAGCGGAAAAAATGTATTGGTTTCAAAGAGTTTGGAACCGTGAAGAGGAGATTTGGTTCGATCCGGAGCCGGTTGATGATATAGATGCAGTACCGCAGATTGATCGGTTACGAACGATCAGTCACAATTTGGGATTTGTGCCGATTGTTTGGATCAAGAACCTACCAGGTGGCGAGGGCGTTGATGGGGCGTGCACGTTTAGGGCGGCAATCGAGACGAATATCGAGATCGACTATCAACTGAGCCAAGCCGGCCGGGGCCTTAAATACAGCTCTGATCCTACACTGCTTATTAAGGAGCCGGCCTCGTCAGACTCGGAAATTGTAAAAGGTGCTGGGAATGCGCTAGTTGTTTCGGAAAAAGGTGATGCAAAGCTACTGGAGATTGGTGGGACAGCCTGTGAGGCCGTTATATCCTATGTTCGGCTGTTACGGGAGCTCGCTCTAGAATCTGTGCATGGCAACCGGGCAAGTGCTGATAAGCTATCTGCTCCACAGTCAGGCCGGGCGCTTGAGCTTATGAATCAAGGACTCATCTGGCTTGCGGATAATCTTCGCATTTCGTATGGCGATGGCGGCATTCTGCCTCTCATAGATATGATCATGAAGGCATCGCACGTTATGCCGCTCATGTTCGGCGAGCAGAGGATTGAGGCACTTGATCGATCTCAACGTATCAGCCTGCGGTGGCCACGTTGGTATCCGCTTTCGGCGGATGACCGGCTTAAGGATGCTCAGGCCATCAGGCTCTTAACGGGTACCGGACATATGTCGCATGAACTGGCCGTCTCCGTTGGAGCGGCAGCCTATAATGTTGCCGATCAAGCAACCGAGCTTGCGCGGATTGATGAGGAGCTGCCGTGACCGATTCTGTTCCTGAAGAGACGAATCCATGGCGCAGCAGGGCGGAGGCCGCCGAGGCTGAGCTCGATCGTGTGAAGCGGGAGTCAGATGCCAAACTTATTCAGGCGCAGTTGAAAGCAGAGGCGCTGAAGCTGGGCATGATCGACCTCGATGGGTTGAAGCTCATTGATGCTGATGATTTAGACGTGTCGGAGACCGGTGAGCTTAAGGATGTAAAGGCCGTGCTGGAAGATATGCGCGTTAAGAAGCCATGGCTATTCTCAAGAAGCGGATATTCCTCCAGCGCGCAACATGTTCCGCGTCCGACAGCACCGAAGATCAGGCATGCGAGCGAGTTGAGCCATGAAGAATGGCTGGCGGCACGGGCGGCGCTGATCAAACGCCGGTGAGCGGCAACCGCACAGGCGCGAGCTGACTCACACCAGCAAATCCTCAATGTCTCAAAAATTTTGAAAAGGTTAATATTGAATGTCGATCCAGAATTTTCCTATCGCTCTACAGCCGATTATTCAGCAGGGCTTCCTCGAACGGGAATTTGAGACCGCGTTGAAGTCCCGTTTGGGGTATCGGTTGATCGCCGACCGGGAAGAATTTTCCGTTGGGATTGGCGAGACGCTGACCAAGACCCGTGCTGGGCTGAAGCCGAGCATCACGGTACCGCTGGCGGCGGCCAGCAATACGAATCTCGATAATGGCCTCACTTCGACGAACTGGGGCGTTGAGCAATACACGATTTCATTGAATTTTTACGCGGCCACTCAAGACTTGAATATGGTGACGAGCCGCGTGGGCATTGCCAACCAATTCTTGCAGAATGCCGCGACCAACGGTGAGCAGGCGGCGCGAAGCCTTGATGAGTTGGCAAGAAACGCATTATTCGCGCCATATTTCGGTGGAAACACCCGGGTAACGGCGACGCTGTCAAGTGCTTCGGCCACCATCGAGGTTGATGATGTTCGAGGGTTTCAGATGGCCTTCTCGAATGGTGTGCAACAGGCCGTGTCGAGCGCCTATCCGCTGTTGGTGACGGTCGGCAACAACGCGTATTCGCTGATTGCCGCGAACCCGGATGCGACGAACGCATCGACCGCACCTGGCGGAATTTCCGGGCAATTGGTGTTTGCATCGGCGGTTACGGTCGCTGATGGCACGGCGGGTAACGCGGTTCAGGCGGCGACGGCGAGTGCTATTGTTCGGCCGGCCAGCCGGCTGACATCGGCGGCGCTGCAGGCGACTGACACGCTGACGATGGGGAATTTGCTCGATTCTGTCGCACTCCTCCGGCGCAACGCGGTGCCGTTGGTGGACGGGGTTTATAACTGCTATTTGGACCCCGTATCTGCCCGCCAACTATTTTCCGATCCTGATTTCAAACAGCTGTTCCAGGGGGCGACGTCGTCCAATCCGGTTTTTCGCCAGGGGATGGTGAGCGAATTTCTGGGACTGCGATTCATCACGACGACGGAGGCCTATGTTCAGGCGCATCCGACAATTTCCAATCTTTATATTCGCCGGCCGATTGTGTGCGGGCAGGGCGCATTGATTGAAGGGGATTTTGCGGGGATGGCGGCGGACGATGTCGCGCCGAAGGATAGCCTGGTGAACGTGATTGATAACGTGGCGATGGTGACCCGTGAGCCGATTGACCGGCTGCAGCAGATTATTGCGCAGAGCTGGTATTGGATTGGGGGATTCTGTGCGCCATCCGATACCACTACGACGCCGAACACAGTGCCGACGGCCACCAACGCGAATTACAAGCGCGCGGTGATGATTGAGCATATCGGTTAGCGGGGGCGCATTATGTCAACAGGTGCAACCCAGCCGTTTCGGCCGGCTGGTACGGTGACGGCGGCCGCTACGACGGCGCCGGTGAATGTTGGGCTGAATGGCGGCGGTAGCGCTGTGCTGATTTACAACGCGGCGGCTTCGACCGCATTTTTTCGATTGGGTGGTGCCACGAGCCTCACCGTGTCGATAGCCGATACGCCAGTGCCGCCGGGCGCGCGCATGCTGGTGGATGCGGGGCCGTTTGTTACCAACGCCGCGGTGATGCTTGGGAGCGGCTCAGGCAGCGTATATTTTACGCGTGGCGATGGAGATACGTACTAAGTGTCGGGCACCGCGCCTTCCTGTTTCACTGACGGGCAAAAAACCGATATCCGGCGGTTTTGCGGCTACCCTGCCTATGGTGCGAGTGCTGCGGGGTTTAGCTCCTGGCGGTTCTTTCAGGCCTATGGGACATTGGAGTACCGACTAAACAATCTGGCGCCCGCCGAGATTGCCGTGACTTTGCAATACATCTCCACATTGGCGGCCTTGGAAGCGGTGATTCCCACGGCGTCCGACAATCTCGATACCGAGATGGCGGCTGGTTGGACGCATAATGCGCGTGAGGTGGCGGACCGGGCGGCTTTGCTCGATAGTTGGCGCCGCAGGTTATGCGGGTTTCTTGGCATACCGCCGGGACCGGCGCTTGCCGATGCCGGTATAACATTGGTGGTTTAGGATGGATGGCGTTCGACTGGCCGACCGGCTGGCCTATGGGGCTGGCTGCGCGGCGCGGCGCATGGGGTATCTTTGTGATGCGTACCGCCCGAGCGGTTTGGCAGCGCCCATCGACCTCGCCAATCGCTTTCTTCGCCTAGCAGTTGCGCTGACACTGCCTGGCGGCAATGTATCGGCGCCTAGTGGCTTTGGTGTGCCGTTCCGGCAGGCTTTTGCGGATTGGAGCTATTTACGGGTTGGCGACTATTTGGTGGGCCCGGAGGGTACGGCGTTCGTCGCGGCGATTGAGCCGCCCAAGCCGATGCTGGTGATATTGACCAATGACGTGATCACGATTTCGCGGAATGAGGGCGCCGCTTTGCCGGGGTTGAATGACTATGGCGCGATTTTGCCGCGCACGGAAACCGTGCTGCTGGCGGGATTTCCGGCAAGTTTGCTGGCCGGAGGGTTGAGCGACCGGACACGCGCCGGCTTGCCTGATGATACGAAGGTGGCTGGATTTATCGCGATTGTGCCGCGGGTGGAGGGCTTTGATCCTAAGATCGCGGATATGGTTGTTAATGAGCGGCGTGACCAATTCGTTGTGACCTCCGTCGAGAGCTTGCGGGGTATCTATCGGCTTTCCATGACGCCTGTGAGCAGCTGATGGCGGATCAGTCAGACGTTGAGACTGCAATCGCCGCCGTTGTGGCGAATGCATTATATCCGAATGGTCCAGAGGGTTTATCAGAGGCTGGCTATGTATGCCGTGTGTATCGCGGGACGCCGGTCGCATCGGCCTTGAACGCCGATTTGGCATCGGGAGTTGCCAATATATCCATTAACGCGATTGCCGGACGGCAGAAAAATGTCACGCGATATCCGCAAAAATGGGTTGCAACCTCAACTGTGCCTGCGACCCTATCTGTCGCAACTTCCAGCTACTCGGTTTGTATCTCGGGCATTTGTGCGGCGGGCCAGCTTGTGGGGATCGTGATCGACGGTGCTCCGTTTGCTTATGCCGTACAGAGCAATGACAGTCCGGCAACCGTCGCGAGTAACATCGCGGGTCTCTTGAGACAAAATGGCTGGGTTGTTGACTATGCGGGGACGTGCATTTCAATTCCGCAGGCGGTGAAACTTACCGCCCGGGCCGTGAGTGGCGGTACGATGCTGAAAGAGATTAGACGGCAAGTACAAGACTTCGACATTGCACTATGGTGCCCTGACCCAAGGTCGCGTGACATCATTTCAGCACTTGCCGACCGAACACTCGCGACTATTAATTTCATTGTTTTATCGGATGGGTCATCGGGCCGCATGATTTCAGCCGGCAGTGATATATCCAATGCCAATGTGGAGGCGAGTCTGTACCGGCGCGATTTGATCTATAGCGTTGAATATCCAACCACGCTTCAGCAGGGCGTGCCGGGAATGCTGTTTGGTGTAGAGGTTTTGCAGGCCGATGGCATTTCGGTTGAAACTCAAAGTTATTAAGAGAGAAAAATGAATATTCAACTCGTTATAATGAAACCATTTGGGACTTATAAGCGTGGACAAATCGTCTCGGATGGTCCGACGGTTGAGAAGATACTCTCCGGACCGCAGGCGAGCTCCGTGGTTCGGGTAACGGCAAAGGAATCTTGAGCTATGCCGATTGTACAACAGGGGGCTATCAACACCACGGCCCTGATTGTCCCCGATCTTTATGTTCAGATCGTACCGCCGCAGGTTCTGCTGCTGAACGGTGTTCCGACAGATATCATCGGAATGGTGGGTACCGCCAGCTGGGGGCCGGTGGGTGAGCCGACAATTGTCGGAAACATGTCTGACTATGCTGCCAATTTCGGCCCGGTTATGCCGCGAAAATATGATATGGGAACGCAGGTGGCAACCGCGGTACAGCAAGGTGCGGGCAATTTCGTGTGCGTCCGGGTTACCGATGGCACGGATACGGCAGCCTCACTGACAGTGCTTGGCGGCGTGACTTTTACGGCGATCTATACTGGCAGCTTGGGTAATCAACTGAGCATCATTTTTTCCGCGGGATCGGCCGCGAGTACCTGGCGCGTGACGATTGCCATGCCTGGGCAGACACCCGAGGTGTTCAACAATATAGCCGGTACGGGTGCGGCCTTTTGGTCTAACCTTGCCGATGCGGTTAACAATGGTAATGGACCGCTGCGTGGCCAGTCTCAGCTTGTTGTTGCAACCGATCTATCAGCAGATACGAATCCGATTGCCGGTATTTTCAGCTTTACGTCGGGTACGCCTGGCAGTGATGGTGTGGGAACGATAACAGCCGCCAGCCTTGTTGGTGTTGATACCTTGCCGCGCTTGGGCATGTACGCATTACGCGCGCAGGGTTGTTCGCTCGGACTACTGGCTGACGCGGATGATCCAACGCAGTGGAGTACGCAGACGGCGTTTGGACTCTCAGAGAGCATTTATATGATCCTAACGGGGCCGGCGGGAGACAATATAGCAAATGCCATTACGGTGAAGGCCGAGGCCGGGGTGGATAGCTATGCGGCAAAGTTGATGTTTGGGGATTGGATCTATTGGTCTGACCAAGTGAATGCGATAACCCGGCTGGTGTCGCCGCAGGGGTTTGTCGCCGGCCGTTTGGCCAATCTATCGCCTGAGCAATCGTCTTTGAACAAGCCGCTCTATAGTGTGATTGGTACCCAGAAATCAGGGCAACCAGGCAGCGGGACGGCGACCACCTACGCAAGCGCTGACCTAACGGCGCTGTTCAGTGCAGGGATTGACGTGATATCTAATCCTCAGCCGGGGGGTGCGTATTGGGGTGTACGATGCGGGCACAACTCATCCTCTAATGCCGCCATAAATGGCGATAACTATACGCGACTGACAAATTATATCGCGGCGACGCTGGCGAGCGGCATGGGAGCCTATGTTGGAGAGCTGGTGACAACAACATTGTTTCAGAACATTCGCGCGACCCTACTGTCGTTTCTGAACGGTCTACTGTCGCAGGGTATTTTGGGTCAGACCAGCAATGCATTACCATTTACCGTGGTTTGTGATCTTAGCAATAATCCCGCGAGCCGGACGGCCCTGGGGTATGTGCAGGCTGATGTTCAGGTGCAGTATCAGGCCATAAATGAAAAATTCATTGTCAATGTCCAAGGTGGGCAGACGGTCCAGGTTAGCGTGCAGAATGCTGGAATTGTCAATTAGAGAGGATCGGGGCGATGCCGTATAATACATTCTCTATTGGCAGTGATTGCCAACTAGTGGTCATGGGGCCGTTCGGACGCGTGGACTTTGAACATGTTACAGGATTTGAAGCGCGGCAATTGACCATGTCTGTTCGTGTGGATCGGCTTGATGGCGTACAGCTTGGTGCCGAACTGCCGAAGGGGTGGACAGGGAGTTTTTATCTCGATCGTGGATCATCAGCGGTTGATGATTTTATTGCTCAAATTGAGGCGGCCTATATTGCGGGCCAAACAATCACGGGCGGAACGCTCTATCAATATTTGAATGAGCCGGATGGATCAACATCAACCTATCAATTCAACGGTGTTGTGTTTAAGCTTACCTCATCTGGTGTTTATAAGGGCGACGCACCGGTTGCGCAGAAACTTGATTTCTACGCATCTTCAAGGACGAGTGTGTCTTGAGTTTGATTATTGAAGACGGAATGGGGCGGAGGATTCATCTGAGGCCCATTGGCGTGTTAGAGCAGATGAAACTTTTCAAAATTTTGGGGCCCGAGCTTTCAGTTAATTCTGCTTATATGCATGGTGCCATGATCGCGGCTGCGGTTGAGCAAATTGATGATGTACCGCTGCCATTTCCAGTGGGTGAAACGGCAATTGAAACAACGCTGGCACGGCTGGGATTTGAGACAATCGAACGAATTGGAACCTTTATCAGCTCTTCTCAAACTGAAGAAGACTTTCCAGCCGCGGGAAACTAGCGCGGCACCCTGCCCTACGCGACTGCCTTTATTTGGTGAAGTGTGGGGTGCCGTATGATGTATCATTTAGCCTCACTGGACCGGAGCGATTGGCATTTGTTGTTATAATGGGTGAATTGAACGGCCATGAATTTGATTGGCGGCAGCGGATTTGGCGCGATTAGTGCCGGTGAAGATGGCGTGACGCGGTATTTATTTTAAGCTGAAACTTATCTGGATCAGCTTGTCTATGGCGAGTTGGGAGAGACACATTATGGGAAGCGGCGTAACACTCACGCTTGGTGGTGTTCCCTTCAAAGATATGGAGATTCCGGAGAAAATATCGTTTGGAGGCAAGCAACGGATTTCCGTACAAAATCTGATCGGTGGCGGGCGCGTTGTTACAGCACTCGGAATCGATGACGGGAACATAAAATTCTCCGGCGTATTCTCGGGTCGTGATGCGGTAAGCCGGGTGCAGATACTAGATGCTGCGAGGGCTGCAGGCGCCCAGTTGCCACTTTGTTGGGACGAATTTTTCTATATTGTAGTCATTCAAGAGTTTGCGGTTGAGTACCAGAAGACAAATTTGATACCATTCTCTCTTATATGTATCGTTGTTACTGATCCGATTTCAGAAATTGTTATAGATACAATATCAAGTGCTAATGCGGTTCTTAATGATCTGGAATCAGCATCATCATTTATAAATCAATCTGGTCTAAATTTGTCGAATTTTTCAAATGCAAATCAAACAGCGTTATCTTCCGTTATGAGCCAGATCGGGACTTCGATCTTGGATACAGATAATAATTTGAGCGTGCTCAATTCTCAAATTAATACCGTCGGAGACCCATTTTCTGGCGCCTTCGCAGTACAGAGTTTGAATACAAATGCCGGTCAGCTCGCGGCACTTGTACAAATGAGTGGCTTCACAAATCGAGCAAGTGCCAATCAGGTTTTGGGCTGAAGATGACTCTACAAATTATAACGGTATCGGGAGGCAATCTATTCGCGATTGCGGCGCGCTATCTGAATGATGCTACGCAGTGGATAAGAATCGCTCAACTAAATGACATCTCTGACCCCGTTCTTCGAGGCGTTGTCAGCTTGACACTTCCGCCGACAAATTCAAATGCAGGAGGTGGTGTTGCCTCTTGACTCAGTACAAATCCGTGTATCAGTTGGCGGTTTTGCCATACCAGGTCTTGCCGAGTTTGCTATTCGGCAAGTGGGATATTTTTCGGCTTCCCGCTTTCAAGCGAGTTTCGCAATATCGGTATCAGAAAATTCAAGTATAGGGTATTTTTTGGCGCTGTCCGGTCAGCAGGTCATGATCGAGATTGCGGCCGGCTTGTCAGGTTACAATACGCTGATCATAGGTCTTGTAGAGCTTATTGAAATTGATTTATCTACGAATTTAGCCACTCTTGCCGGGAGGGATCTGACCGCAGCATTGATTGATACAGAGATCTCCACGACCTACGAAAATCAAACGGCGAGCGAGATTGTACAAACGATTGCCGAACGACATCAGTTAACGCCGGCGATCAGCGAGACGCCGGGACTTGTTGGGCAGTATTACGAGCTTGATTATGTTAAGACAATATTGAGTGCACAAACACGTGGCGGCACCGAGTGGAACCTTCTGATTGCCCTTGCGCAGCTACAAGATGCTTATGTATGGATAAGTGGGACGACTCTTCACTTCGGAAACTTCAAACCTGAAGCTGTAGAAAATTTTGACATAGGAAATTTTAGCTCTCTCAAATTCGATAATATTAATGGACAGCCAACGGGGGTGACAGTTCGATCCTGGAACTCAAAAGAGAAGGTGGTGGTAAATTCAACAGCCGGAAATGGTATCATGAGTACGATCGTGAGGCCAAATCTCACCCAATTTCAGGCCGATAAAGTCTCTCAAAGTCATTTAAATTTTATTCAGCAGCATGGAACAATCATGACCGCTACGATGCCAATTGAGACGACCTTAATGCCAGGTATAAACATCAATTTCTCTGGTACGGAAACCTCCTTAGATCAAACATATATTGTGTCGTCGGTTATACGGTCGCTGACAGGTAATGGAAAACTGATACAGAATATTCGCGCATTTGCTGCGACTGTTGATTAGGATATATTTTGTGGATCAATTTTGGAATTTGGTCAAGGAACGTTCAGCTTCCCTAGATGGCCGTAGTGGTGTGGTCCGATTTGGATTGGTTGCCAGTTTCGACCCATCGGCCTACGCGGCGCGGGTCATGATGCAGCCAGAGAATGTCCTAAGCGGATGGTTGCCTGTCATGACAATCTGGATGGGAAATGGATGGGGAATGGCGGCTCCGCTAGTGCCGGGGACACAGGTTGTTGTTGTACCGCAAGAGGGCGATGCGGAGCATGGCATTATCATTGGTGCCACCTGGTCCAATGTGGATCGCCCTTTGGGGGCACCCGCGGGCGAGCTATGGATTCAACATGAAAACGGAAATTTTCTCAAATTAATGAATGATGGTACGATTTCTCTCAGCGCCCCGACAGTGAAAATCTCTGGGAACCTTGTTGTAACCGGTGATATTTCCGACCAGGGCGGAAGTCATGGCACGGTTGCTATGTTCAGATCCGATTATGATCAACATGTTCATAGCGTGCCGCAAGGGGGGGTTACGGGCTTAGCTTCGGAGACCTTGTGATGGCCGATTTATCCATGGAATACGGGGCAGATTTGAATATCGGTCCGACGGGAGATCTGTTGCTGACGGATGTGCCGGAACTCACAGAGCAACGTGTTCTACGGCGGCTCCTGACCAATCAAGGCGATTATATTTGGCATCTGACATATGGCGCGGGTCTCGGACAATTTGTCGGTCAGCCTGGCGCATCAGCGGCGATTGCTGCGGTCGCACGCTCGCAGATGAGCTTGGAGGCTTCTGTTGCGTTGACGCCGGCGCCGTCGGTCATCGCGAGCGTCAATGCTGATAGTTCGGTGTCCTTGGCGATAGGTTATACTGATTCGACGACAGGATCCACGGCAGTCGTCACATTCTCGATGTAGGTGGTTATGAATCTCTCTCTCCAGAATTTTCAGACGATGATGCAGACGATGGCGGCATCTGTTCAGGGCGCTGCATCTAGCCTGATTGACTTGACCGTGGGCTCAGTATTGCGGGCTTTGCTCGAGGCAAATGCGTCTATCGCATTATGGCTTCAATGGCTCATTGTTCAGGTGCTCTCAGCAACAAGGCTGGCAACCAGTACGGGGACAGATGTTGATAGTTTTGGCGCGGATTTTGGGTTCTCGAGGCTGCCTGCTGTTGCGGCATCTGGGCAGGTAACGTTCTCGCGTTTTACGCCGTCTGTTGCGGGGCTTGTGCCGGTTGGTGCAAGCGTATCGACATCGGCGAATGGTCAAAGCTTCTCAGTGGTGAGCGATTTGACGAATGCGAGTTACTCCATTTCACAAAATGGCTATGTAGTTACGCCTGGGATCGCAAGTATGAATGTACCAGTGGTTGCCAGTGTGGCAGGTATTTCCGGCAATGTGCAGCCAGGCGCGATTTCTATGCTGACGTCGGCACTACCGGGAATTGATACTGTCACAAACGCTTTGGCGATGGCGGGCGGTATCGATGCAGAGACGGATTCGGCGTTTAGGGCAAGATTTAGTAATTACCTGGGAAGTTTGTCGCGGGCGACCACGGGTGCGATCGGCTCTTCAATCTCCGCAATTCAACAAGGTCTAAGCTACACGATCAGTGAAAATTTGGCCCAGACGGGTACGACGCAGCTGGGCCATTTTGTCGTCACGGTGGATGATGGATCAGGCTCGCCTCCGCCGAATTTGCTTGCAACTGTTCAACAAGCCGTCGAGGCGGTGCGTCCCGTTGGTACGAGTTATGCCGTGCAAGGGCCTGTCGTTCAACCGGCAAATATCGAGGTTACGATCATAACGGCGGCAGGAACCTCGCATACCAGCGCGGTGACGGCTGTAGAAAACGCCTTTGAGAGCTATATTGCGGGTCTCGCAATGGGGACAACCCTGTATTATACGCGCCTCGCGCAACTCGCCTACGACGCCTCAAGTTCGGTCATTGGTCTGTCGGGATTGCTTCTAAACGGCGCGACAGGCGATTTGGTGCCGCCATTGTTTGGTGTTGTGCGTTCCGGTACGATGACGGTTTCGTGACGTGGTGGGCGATACGAATGATTTTCTGTCGCGGTTGAAGATGGTGTTGCCGACCGGGTGGTTTGCGGATACCACCCCGGTGCTGGACGCTGTTTTGACCGGGTTTGCTGGTGTATGGAGCCAAATTTTTTCGCTTATTGGTTTTGTGAAGGCACAATCGCGTATTGCGACCGCGGCGGGCATATTTCTAGACATAGCGGCAGTTGATTATTTGGGAGTGGCACTGCCGCGTCGCTCTGCTGAGTCGGATAGCTCCTATAGTTTGCGGATTCGGCGTAATCTCCTCACGCCGAAGGCAACACGCGCAAGTGTTGTACAGGCGATCGTTAATCTGACAGGCCGGCCACCGAATATTTTTGAGCCGCTGAATCCTACAGATACAGGCGGCTATAACTCTTTGATGGGTTATAATTCAGTTGGTGGATATGGTTCGTTTAATCTGCCGTATCAGTTCTTTGTAACCGCGTATCGGCCTAATGATATGCCGATAAACAATACCGGTGCCTATTGTATCGGGCCTGGCGGCTATGGTGCGGCACCGATGTCATTTTCAAGCGTGCAAGAGTTTACCGGGACTGTCACGGATGCCGATATATATGCGGCAATTTCTTCTGTTCTGCCGGTTTCAACGATCGCTTGGACGAATATCTCAAACTAGGGACATATTATGGATCGCAATATTGTTTATCCGGGGAGCATACCTCTGGATACGGATATTCTATATCCTAACCGTAACGCGATGGTGGCCATTGCGGCGCTGACGGCGGCGACCTTGGGATCAACGACGATTGCCGATGGTCTCGCGTGCACGCCAACCTCACCGGCGTCGTTGACGGTGAATGTGGGGCCTGGGAGCATCACTTTGTTGTCTCCGGTTGATGCCACGGCCTATGGCTCGCTGGCCGCAGACTTGACCGACCAGATCGTCAAGACGGGTATTAATTTGCAGAGTACGCCATTTGCGCTCACCGCGCCGGCAAGTTCAGGCCAGTCGATCAACTATCTGATCGAAGCGGCGTTTTCGGAGACGGATACGGATCCTCTGGTGTTGCCTTATGTGAATGCGGCAAATCCGAGCCAGCCTTATTCGGGACCGGCGAATAGTGGTACCGCACAGAATACGATGCGCATTGCCCGGGCGCAGCTACAGGTGAAGCCGGGCGCGGCTGCCCCGGCTGGCTCCCAGACAACGCCCGCGGTCGATAGCGGCTGGGTCGGGCTATATGTTGTGACGGTTAATTATGGGCAGTCGGCGATTACATCGGCGAACATTGCGACCGCGGCGGGGGCGCCATTTATTTCTTACAAGCTGCCATCGTTGCGGCCAGGTTTTTCAGCGATGCAGGTGTTTACTTCATCCGGGACGTTTACGGTGCCCAGCAATGTCAGCCTTGTCCGAGTGACCGCGAAAGGCGGTGGCGGGTCCGGCGGTTATCACAGCACGATGCCGAGTGGCGGCGGGGGGGCTGGGGCCACGGCCATTGGTGTCATCAGCGGACTCGTTGCGGGGCAGGTGATTGAAATCGGGGTTGGTGCGGGGGGTACCGTGCTGACCTCGCCGGCGACGGGTAATTCTGGCGGGACGTCCAGTTTTGGCAGCTACATGTCGGCTGCTGGCGGGCTTGGCGGTGGGGGTGGTACTGTGGCGCAATTCGCCATGGCCGGTGGTGCTGGCGGCACCGCCTCGGGCGGGCAAATCAATATGGCGGGTTCACAGGGCGGTGACGGTATTGTTGTCGCTTGCCGGGGCGGCGATGGCGGCGGCCCCGGCAACGGACGTGGTGCCAGCGGGCCGGAGCCTGGGGTGAGTGGTGCCGGTTACGGAGGAGGCGGTGGTGGTGGTGGCTGTTCAACGGGCGGCAGCCCCACAGGCCAGCCCGGCGGCGCTGGCGCGCCAGGGTTCGTGATGATCGAATACTGAGGAGCTGGAGCGATGACGACACCGGCCAGCCATGTTTGGCTCCCCTCCAACGCGCGCTATGCGCAGATTGATGGATTTGTTCCCACGCCGCGCGGGCCGCAAATTCCTCCACCGCGGTCTTTGATATGGCCGGTGAAAGATCCCGGCGATACGCTGGACTATGTGTTTGATATCTCGCCGGCACTCACGGCTAATCCTGGTGACACGATCAGCACGTTGGATGTGGCTATTTCGCCGGATAACCCCGGCGATGTGAGCCTGGTATCTGCGACCGCGGATGGTCCACGGGCGGTGCTCTGGTTGGCGGCCGGGCAGCCCGGTACGAACTACACGGTCACCATTACGATCACGACCACGGGCGGGCGGGTGCTCTCGCGGAGCATCGCGCTGCCGGTGGTCGCCCTGGCAATGGTGCCCGCGCCCGCGAGCGCACTGACGACGCCGGGCGGGCAGCCTCTGACGGACCCGACCGGAACGCCTCTGACAACGATTTGAGGGTATTGCCGCATGCCGACCATCGGACAATTGCCGCCGGCGAGCTCGGTCTCGGATACCGACGAGCTGGCTATTTTTCAGAACGATCAGACGCTATCGGCGACTCGCGCGCTGCTTTTGGCCGGCGTGCAGACGGCGATTACGCTGCCGCAAAATACGCTGCTTGGAGGCGTTGGACCGGGGACGACAACGCCCGTGCCGATCACCATTGGGGCCAATCTGGCGATCTCGGGGAGTACGTTGTCGGCGACGGCGGCGCCGTTCGAGATTCCCGCATTGGCCACGGGGTCACCGCCGGGCGCATCTGATATTGTGCCGATTGGCCAAGCTGGTGCCGATGTGGGCGTTTCCTATGCCAATTTTCTGGGCGCCATGGGGGGCGTGCCGGGTTTGCCGGGTGGCGCGCTGACGGCGACGGCGAGTGGCGGCACAGTTGCGAGGACGATCGCGGCACTTGCGGCCAACGCGATTTCGATTGAGGATTTTGGTGCCAAGGGGGATGGCGTTACCGATGATAGTGCGGCGCTACTGGCCGCGATCGCCAGCGGCCAGCCGGTAAGGCTAGCAGCCAAAACCTATGCGATTGCCGGGGAATGCGATATATCGGGCGCGGTGTGCACACTCCTTGGTGTGCCAGGGCTGACAACGATCACGCGTCCTGCGCAATCACGGATCGGAAACTCCAATGTGGCCGCATGGATCAGCGTATCGTCTACGAATTTTGTGGCTGATGGGATTATTTTTGACGCAAACGCATCAATCACGCAGAATACCTGCGCGGTTCTGGTACAAGCGTCTTGTGTTAAATCCATCATAAGCAGGAATGTCTTTAAGAATGCCGGAGGGTCATCAAATGGCTCGGGTCTCACCTATGCGAGCAGTGATCCGGCGATAACGCAGCATAGTATTTTTGCCTGTGTGTTCAGTAACAACGCCCAGCATGGGCTGTACGTACAGGCACTCGATGCGGTAAGCGTCGAAAATTGCAAGGCACATGATAATCTTGGAAACGGCTTTCATATTAATAACGAGGATCCGAATTTTGTATTGAAAATTCGGGAACTTCAGATCGTCGGCAATACATGCTGGAATAATGTCTGTGGCATTTTGGTTGGTAATTTCAACGCAACAAATCTAAACACCAGTTCGATCAGTTATGGCAATAGCAACCCGGACGTATTGGGTGCTGTTGTCGCTGGCAATAATTGCTACAGTAATCAAAACTATGGAATATATATATCTGGACGGAATATCCTGGTAGCTGGTAATCTTTGCGCAAATAATAGTAGTATCGCGGCGAGCGGCGCGGGCATTTTATGCGATACCGGCTATTGCAAGGTAACCGGCAATATGATCTCCGGCGCCTCGGCTTTCGGCATTGATTGCGGCGGCTCAATCTATACCGAGGTTGATAGCAACTATATCAACGGTGCTTTGATCGGTTTGAATATTGGCGGTGGGCATTATTGTACGGCGCGGGGTAATTTTATTCAGGATTGCACAGGTACCAGTATTGCAGCGCAAAATGTTGAAGCCAATGCGGGGGGAGACAATTTTGGGTTGGCCTGCACCGGGCTTTCGATCATTGGGAACTGGATCAATTATAGTGGTAGCGTGATTGGCATCCTGATCCGAGATGCGGCGCAAAATATTTTAATTAAGGACAATATTATCGTCGCCGAGCCTGGCGCCAATCTGACGAATGCGATCTCGGCCTATACGGATACAGTAACGATTAGCGGCAATCTGCTGAACTATACGACGCGCTGGGCGGTTAATCCTGCGACGGTCGGCGGTGTGTATACGCTCGTGGTGCCCGATGTTGCTGATGCGGTGTCCGTCTCGCAAGCGGCAGCGCCGATTGCCAGTATGGTTACATCTCAAGGCAGTCTGGTACAGGGCCAGATTACGTTTGCGAAGATGACCTCTGGCGGCACCGGTTATACCTCGGCGACGATCAGCTTCTTTGGGTCTGGCAGCGGCGCTGCAGCGAACGCGTTAATCTCGGCGGGTGTCATCATCGGCATTCAGATGACTAATTTTGGTTCCGGCTATACGGCTGGCACGCTGGTTATCATCAGCGGCAATGGTAGCGGTGCGGCGGCGACCGCGCAGGTGGGCCTGCCGGTACCGCAAGGCCGGCAACTCACGATCGATTGCTTGGCGGCCACCACATTTGCGACCAGCGGATCGTCACCGGCGCAAAGCAATTGGACTGGCGCGCCGATCAAAATTCCGGCTGGCGCGAGTATCGATTGGATCGGAAATGCCGGAGGTTGGCGCGCGGCGCGGTTCACGCAGAGCGATTATGTGTCGCCAAACGGTGATGGTAGCCTGACAATCCGCACGCAATCGGGCAATTTGTCTCTGCATCCCGCGGGGACGGGCGGGGTTTACATCCTATCTGACACGGAATCGATGGGCGCTGCTGAGCTGATCGGCCGTGGCTCGCCGCTTAATGTGATTTCGGCGCCGGCGGGCTCGACCTTCCGTAACTTAAATGGCGGGGTTGGCGCGACATTTTGGGTTAACCGGGCGGCAGGGTCGGCGAATTGGGTTGCGCTCGGTTAACAGGTTCAATCGTCCACATCGGCATAAAATGATAACGATGTGTATTGAAAGTATATTTGAATGACAACGATTGCTCAATTGCCATCGGCGAGCACTGTCGGTGCATCTGATCTATTGCCGATTTCGCAGGCGGGTTTGCTGTATTCGGCAACCGTCAGCCAGGTTACGGCAGGCTTGCAGCCGCTGATCACCGTGCCGACCGGTGACATCCTTGGCCGCATCAGTACAGGTGCCGGCGGCCCGGAGGCGGTTAGTGTTGGGACGGGACTGGCGCTATCGGCGGGAGCGCTGGCAGCGAATGGCGCGGACCACGCAAGCTTTCCGCTACAGAGCGCGTTCACAATATCCGACGAGCTGGTCATTAACGCTGGCAGCAGCCCGGCCTTGCTGCCGATGGCGAGTCTGCGCGGCTTGTTCTCGGCCGGGAGCGGTGTCGCGATTGACGAGAACGGTGTCATCACCGTCACGGTGTCCTCCCTTGCGGGCCCGGCTGGCTCCGCCGGTCCGCAGGGACCGGCCGGTGCAGCCGGCCCGGCGGGCCCTGCCGGGCCGCCCGGTGCCGGTCTCGCGGGACCGGCGGCGGGGAATTCCGCCAGCGCTGTCGGCGCCTCAGACTATGTGGCGCTGTGGCAAAATGGTGGGATTGCGTGGATTCCCTATGGCCAATTTCTGGGCGGGCAGACGATTGACCAGCTCCCGGCCGCCGGGCCGGTTGCAGATGGTGATGAGCTGTTGGTGGCGCAGGGCGGCAACACGCTGAGTTCCCAGAGTTTTGGGGCAATTTGGAGCTATATCCAGGGCAAGTTGCCAGGTTATCAGAGTGCGGTGGTTGAACTTACCAGCAACACGGTGCTGGATTCGACGGAGCATAATGGCCGGATATTGGTGGCGAGTGCGGCGATCTCTGTCACAGCCAATTTTAATAATATGGGGCCTGGGTTCTCCTGCACCTTGATCAATTTGGCGCCGGGATCGGTGAGTTTCGGCACGGGTATTACATCGGGATCGGGCAGCTCAGTGCTGCCGCCCGGGGCGGCGACCAATTTGGTTGGCCTCAGCTATTCGGGAGGTTCACTGGTTTGGTGGAGCGGGATCATTCCCAATGCGCCGACCATCACGGTTGGATCGATCCAGGCGCCGGCACCGAACACGGCGTTTACGATTTCCGGTGGTATTTTTAATGATGCGCCGATAGCCCTCGATTACTCGACGAATGGCGGAACGACCTGGATTGCGGCGGCAAGCCCGGTGATCACGGCGAACGCGTATAGCTTTACTGTTGCCGGGTTGGCGCCGGGTAACTACGCAGTGCGCGTGAGGGACCATGCGAATATCGCGGTTGCCGGCGTGTCCAATAGTTTCACCATTTCGGCGCCGTACATCACCATTGCGGCGCTGCCGGAAGTTGCGGCACTGAACGCGCCGCTCGCCTTGGTGGGGACTGTTTCGCCTGGCGGCAATGCGGTGCAGGTCGGGATTTCGGCGAGTGGCACGGCGGCGCCGGCGGCTTGGGTGAATGCCGTGGTTAGCAACGGGAGCTGGACGGCGCAATTGATGCCGGCGGCGACTGGCATATTCTATGTTTGGGCGGAACAGACGGCGGCCACGGGCGTTAGCGCGGTGTCACCCGCGATCACGATCGTCGCGGCCGTGATTAGCGTAACGGCGCCAGCGACGGGCACCGCGGGTGCGAGCTTGAGCGTGTACGGGACCGTGTCACCGGCGGCCGATAATGTGAATGTGCAATTGGCCACGCAGAATGGCGCGGTTCCGTCGAGCGGCTGGACTGCCGCGAGCAATGTTGGCGGCAGCTTTAGCGCCGCGCTCACCCCAGCGGCGGCGGGCACTTATTACGTTTGGGCGCAAGATCCGGCGACGGGTATCAGCGCTGTTTCCAGTGCCATCACGGTCGCTGCGGGTGCCAGTATTACCTATGGCATCAACAATCCGGGCGGCACCTATGTGCATGGCGTCAGCACCATTCCAATCAATGGTGGGATCACACCACCGCAAAATATTGCGACGCAGGTGGCTCTCTCGACCTCCAATACCGAACCGCCCAGCTCGGGATGGGGCTCGGCCTCGATCATCTACGCCAACGCGCTTTGGGCGATCTATTATGCGACCCCGGCGACGGCCGGGAACTATTATGTCTGGGTCGAGACGGCGGCGGGGGGCAGCGCGACGGTCAGCGATTTCACCATTCCTGTTACCTGATCGATGACATTGTTGTTCAACATCGAGGGCTCGCCGATGGCAGCTGCCGCGGGCAAACGCATCCTGGCCGGACCGTTGCCGCCTGGCAGCACGCCGCCCGCGGGTACCTTCGCCGGGCCCTATCCGTCCGCGATTAGCGGCCTCTCGGGGTGGTGGGACGCGGGGCTGCCGGGCGGGCTGTTGGATGGTAATTCTGTACCGCTCACGGTGAGTAACAGCGTGGTCAGCGCGGTCAGCGATAAATCCGGAAATGGTATCAATTTGGTGCCATTTCACATCAGCGCGGATACCGCGCCGGCCGCGACCATGGCCACGCCCAGGGTCAATGGGTTTCTTGGCGCGATTGGCGCGCCTGATCCCGCTGTTGCGGCCTATGGCCCGACGCTCGATTCTGACAGGGGGCTCTCGCATAGCGGCTTTGAGCTCGGCGCTGGTGCGGCATGGACGCGCTATTTGGTGTGGACGCGGCCGAACTGGCGGCAGGGGACCTACTATGTAAATGACGCGCCGGTTCCGATCATCCACTCGATGGCCGGTGCCGGTGCGACGTTGCTGCAGGCCGATAGCAGCGAAGGCGCGAACCTGACGCTGTTTCCGGGTACCGCCAGCCAGACGGTGCTGTCAGCCAGCCTAGCGCGCCGGCATAGCCATGCCGTCATTCTGCGCAATACCCCGGGTGTCGGCGTGGATGTGTGGCTGGATGGCGTTCAGGTTGCCGCCGCGCTCATCAATCCGCTGCCCGCAAGTGCGAACGGCCAGGTGCTGTTTCTGCATGACGGCTCGATCCAGGGATCGGCGCAGTGCTGGTTCCATGAGGCGGCCAATTGGGAGCGCGCGCTGAGTGCCGCGGAGATTGCCACGCTCATCAGCGCGCAGAGCCGCTGGGTGCTGGGCGGCCGCAAGGGGGTTAATCTGCTGGTCATGGGCCAGTCCAACGCGGCGTGGTTCATTACGGCGGGTGGCCCGTTGGCGTTGGCGCAGGGGGTTGCCTGGTATTTGGGCGCCGCGGCGTATGCCTTTACCGCCGCTGCGTCGGGAACCTATCTAGCCCCCAATCGCTATTCGGTGATTTCCGGGCACCCGATTTCCAACTCCTCGCCACCGCTATTTCCGCCAGGGGCGGGCAATGGCACGTTTTTGACCAATCCGGGAGATGGTTCGGACCCCTCAACCTGGAGTGCCGGTCCTGATTTTGTTGCGTTGAGCGATTATCTCACCGGGTCATCGGCGATCATTTCGTCCGCCGATGAAGCTGATTTCGACTTCCTGATCTGGCCGTGGTCCGAGCAGGACAGCACGATGCCCTACGCCAATAAATCGTTATACAAGGCCAGTGTGCTGCAATTGCTGGCGCTGACGCGCGGCCTGCTCGGCCGGACGGCGGCCAATCTGCCGCTGCTGGCGTGGAATGCGATACCCTATGAAACCAATGATGGCGTGCAGATGGTGCGCGAGTCGATCGCCGATCTGGCGGCCGATGTGGCAAATAACATCATCGTCTTTGCCGCCCAAACAGCGGACTCCAACCCGTTGAGCGCGGCCTACAACCCCGCCACCGGGTTGTTCTCCGGGGGTGATCCGGAACATCGCGACGAGGTGGATCTGCTGCGATACGGCCGTATCGGCGCCTTGGCGGCTGGGCCGGCTGCAATGGCGTTGGGCATGGCGGATAGTATCTCGCCCAGCGCGCTACCGTCCGCTGGGCTGCCATTCAAGGGTGGGCCGCGGATCATGCATGTATATCGCGCATCCGACACCAGCCTGGTCCTTACCATCGCGCATGATTCCGGAAACGATCTGATCTTACCGTTGCAGGCGGTGAATGGCGCGGGCTTTGCGGTGATGGATGGCGGCAGCGTGGCCACCCCGGGGAACATCATCACGGCAACCGCGGCGGCACGGCTAGATGCGACCCATCTCTCCGTCACACTGGCGGCCGGCATCACCAACCCATCTGCCGATGTGCTGCTTTTCTACCCCTATGGTAGTACACAGATCGGTCGCGGAGATGCCGTAACCGACAATGCCGCAAGCCTCAACGCCCCAGCCAATTGGGACATCGCCGCCGATTTAGGTGCGGCGTGGTCGCTGAATTTGCCGCTGCAGGCGACGACCTATCCGATCACTCTTTCAGATATTTCGGATTAGCGCGTTTTACCGAAGTTAGACCCCCACTGAACATATTTTAGCAAGCGATCTCATTACTTTGACGGGCGTTTCATGAGTCCTGTCATCGTAATATTGCTCTAGGGATTCAAGATGGACCCAGACTATGTTGCCGTTCTGCGTTCCGATATTGGAACATTGCGTAATGATATAAATGGCATTCGCCAGGATATCGGTGTTCTAGAAGCTAAAGCGGATTCTCTTGAGGCCTGGCGGATACGGTATCTGCTCCAAGAAGATCAGATCATCAACAAATTATTCTCGAAAATTGATGAACTGGTAGCAAGCGTTAGTGATTTACGAACCGATCTGGCACGCATCCGCGGCGAGCGTGACGCCGAGCGTCGGACCAGCGTGATGATCATAAGCCTGCTCTCGGCTGCCTGCGGCGGCCTGATCGCGAGTCTTTTTCATGGATAATTTTGATCGCTGCTTTGCATTCACATTGGGCGCGGAAGGCGGCTACACCGATAATGCCGCTGACCCTGGAAATTGGACGGGCGGCCAGGTTGGGCGCGGTGAGCTGCGTGGTACCAAGTTTGGGATCAGTGCTGCGGCATATCCGCAACTTGATATCGTGACCCTGACCGAGGACGCCGCCGAGGCGATCTATCGCCGGGACTATTGGACGCCATTGCATGGCGATGAACTGCCCGCCGCGGTTGGGCTGGTGGCTTTTGATTCAGCGGTCAATGCCGGTGTGCGCCGCGCGATCACGTGGTTGCAGCAGGCGAGCGGACAGATGAGCGACGGCGTACTCGGCCCGGCCACACTGGCGGCGGTGAATGATGGCAATCCAGTCGCGGTTGCGCGTGAAACCTTGGTTCGGCGGCTGGATTTTTATGCCCAGCTCCCGAGCTGGCAAAACTTTGGGCTGGGTTGGACTCGGCGTGTGATCGCGCTTGCCGGCGAGGTCGGCGCATGACGAATTATCTCTCCGATCTGCTCACCGATCACCAGGGCCATGTTGATGAACAGGCGCTGCTCTCAATTTTTGGCGCATTAGTATTTTTCGGTCTTGAAATTTTTTCCGTCGTCATCCGGGGGGAGAATTTTGATCCGTTTGGGTTTGGCGCCGGTATGGGAACGCTACTTGGCGCGACCTCGGCCGGCTTTGGCCTGCGTGCGCGTTGGACGCCCGATATGAGTCCGAGCGCCCCAATCAACCCTGTCACAGGCCGTATCATGGGAGGACTTTGATGTTGGCGGCAATACTTAAATGTCTTGGACCGTTTGCACCCTACATTGCCGGCGCGGCGGCGCTCTCTGGGTTGCTGCTATACATCACGGTGCTACGGCACGATTTGGCCACCGAGACCGCGCGCAACACGGCATTGCAGCAAGCGAATCAGGCTGATGTGGCGGCAATCGCCGCCTATCAGAAGGAGGAGGCGACAATGAACGCCGCACTCGACACGCTCGGCGTGCAAACCGCAGCGACTGAAGCGGCGACCAGCCATATTGATACCGATATTCTCTCCGCCACGCCGGCGGATAACGCGCCGGTCGCGCCGGTCCTGGCTAGCACACTGGATCGTTTGCGGGCCTTGCAGGCCGGCACGCCATGAGGCGCGTGGTTCTCCTCCTGATGCTCGCCCTGGCTGGATGCGCTGTGCCGGCCTCGCCTGTCACGCGTATCGTGACCGTAACGCCGCAACTGCCGTCTTCGCTGCTAAGCTGCGCCGCCGCGCCGGACGTACCGGAGGCCACCAGCCAGGCGGTGGTTGCGGAATATATTGTGGCACTTTGGCAAGCAGGGCAGGATTGCCGCGCGCATGTGAGCGCGATTAAGGCGGCTTTGAAGCCTTAG